CTAATCAACGACAAAGTATACGTTGGTGCAACAATCAATGCACCTGAAGGTCGGTGGTCAGCACATAAAAGCGGAGCAAAAGGAGGCACCAATTGCTGTGGTGGTGAATTTTACAGTGACATTAGGAAATATGGAGAAGAAGCATTCTCATTAACGACACTTGAAGATGGCATCACCTCAAAATCTGACCTTAGAGATAGAGAAAATTTCTGGATAGACAAGTATCGTGCTGAAGGGACTGCCTATAATCCATGTGGAAGCACAGTGAAGGGGTTTAAGCATACTGATGAAACCAGGACGAAAATGTCAGCAGCAAGCAAAGGAAAGAAAAAGCCACCATTTTCTGATGAACACAGGGCACGAATGTCAGCAGCACATAAAGGAAAGGAGCGCAAACCATTTTCTGATGAACACAAAGCGAAGATGTCAGCAGCAATGAAAGGAAGACAGTTTTCTGATGAAGCGAAAGCGAATATGTCTGCAGCAGCAAAGAATCGGAAGCCAATGTCAGATGAGACAAGAGCAAGAATAAGCGCAGCAAGCAAAGCTTACTGGGCCAAACGAAGGGCAGACAAAAATAAAAATGCACAACTGAAGGATGTATAATGTACCATGACGACGCGCATGCAGATTTATGGACTCACTAATACCATCGACAACAAGACATATATAGGTCAATCACATCACCCACTAGAACGTATATTCAAGATGCACGTAGAAGCATCCAAAAGACCCAACCCACCTTCAGCATTATATCAAGACATGCAAGCACATGGCATTGAAGCATTTGAATGTATAATCCTTGAAACAATCGAAAACAAGCATCTGGTAAGACGCAAGCTTCATGACTGGATTATGGAGTATAGGGAACTAGAAGCAGGATATGACCAATCTTTACCTGAAGTACCTCAAACCTATGCATCACGTAACACGTTCAGGTATGACACATCAAGAAAGACTGGTCGACCAAAGAAAAAGAAATAGCACGGTTGGTCTATTTATTGCAGACAAAATGAACTAAGCCGGCCTTTAAAGGGTGTAAGAATAGCATTGGCGCTAACATTGGCGCTAACATTGGCGCTAACAACAGCAGCTTGCACTGCCCGCACGCATCTGCACTTATCCCTTTTTCCGGCAGCGCTTGGGCCCTTTTGCAGCTTTTTCAACGCATTTCAACCCCTTTTCACACATTTCCCCCATATCTGTTGCACATATTTCTCTTGTTATGTGCATTGAGTGTCTCGCCGGCGCAAAAAGCTCAGCAAGTTAAAAGCTTTGTTCACATAAATAGCTGAAATTAATGTTGTCATTTGCTTCTTAACTCCATATCTATAAATGGTTGCTTTGGTGCAACGTTATAAGCGCCCTTTCTAATGAAGGGAATTGGAGAAAAGAAGTTGACAGACCTCAAATTTGAACCTTTCAGTCTATTCACACCCATTATCACGAAAGATGATGAGGTTAAGTCTACATTCAGCGAAGAACACATTGGGCTGAACTTGCTATTAGAGGTCACAGACCCTAACACAAAGCTTATTGCTGAGAAGAAGATTGATATCGTTCCAGTCGCAATCAACAAGCAAGAATTTACAATTGAGGGCTACTTCTTAGATGATGCACCTCCACCTGCAGGAAATGGGTCATGGCGCCCTATTTCTATTCCATTGCACCTTGTCATTGAGTTGACAGAAAGACAGATCCCAGAGGCATATGTCTTAGATGTCCTGGGTGCACTCCCAAAGGGGCGAAAGGTTGCAAGTGCAGGTTATATAAGGCGCAGGTTAGAGGACCTTAGACGCATGTCACAGGAAACACAATGATCCCTATCAAGTTAAGCAGATTGATAGCTCGTCGGAACAGAATATCTGATGAAAATGAAAAGTATTGGCTTATTGCTAGAAAATTGCCAATGGTTGCACAGTTAAAAATATGGCATAATATTACATATAATGCGCTCGATAAAGATTGGCATAATGCCTTCATGAGAATGCTTAGCGAAGACATCTTTTCGATATCTTTAAGAATGAATGAATTAAGAAAATTCAAAAGAACTACAAGATGCTTTATCAAATTGGTTAAGAAAGAGATGGCATTGCAGGAGACACAATGAGCAAGTTCTATGACATTATGGCTTTCATCATTGCTTGGAAAGAGAAGAATCTTAAGAAAGAAGAAGAACGACCAAGATTGCAGTTGCCAATAGAACGTGATGAAAGTGATAAAGAAGAAGCTGTTAAAGAAGCTGTTAAAGAAGATGGTAAAGTGGATTATAAGCTATGATGACGTCTAAATTAAGAAGAACTTATGAGTCATAACAGAGGACCAAGGACACCTAAAAGCAATCGTGTTGTTCGCAGGCGCAAGCAACATGAAAAGCTTGATGATGTGCGATCAGAAAAGGTGCATGTTGTCCCTGAAGTGCATGTTGATGAGATAACTGGACAGGGTGCCATGATTCGTATAGCTGAAGAAGAGGGGACGAACCCTTTGTTGCAATCTTCTTATCGACCAACACAACCAATGATGAAGAACATTGGAAGGCGCGTCCTCATAAGCAAGGAAACAGTTGGGCAACACTTATCGCAGCACGTCGTCAAAGGCTATACAACCCCTTCAGACATTATAGATGACATGTATTCAGTGTTGGGCATTGAGGTTCGTAAGTATCGTGATAAGACTTTAGATGCTGAAGAACCTTTGAATATCATTGATGCTGGTATTGTCAATAGTTATGGCACAACGCTTGCAAAACTTGTCAGGGCAGAACAACAGTTGCAGACAAATGATGAACTTGATTCACTAACACAAGAACAATTAGAATACACAGTCTTTGAGATGTCACGTAAAGCTGGCATCCTGACTGACGAACAACTGGCAATTGCTAAGGGAGAAGAAGATGAATAGGAGCACATTTACATTTCATTACGCAATGTCATTCATTATTGAGATGCTAACGTCAGAAGTTATAACAGAAAGAATTGAGGCAAAGAAAGCAATGGTAGGCTTAATAGAAGCTTACTTTAAATACAATGAGGATTACAGTGGATAGCAAAACAGAATTATTCGGCGTCAACGGAGACGCTTTAGGAATTGACTTTAGACAATACGACAAGAAGTCTGATGAGGGTCTTGTCAAATCGACATGGATTAACTCTTTCAGACTATCACCAACAGTTGCTGGTGTGAACCTAAAGAAAGGCACAGATAGAGCAGTTAACGTGCACACAAGCTATACGAAAGGGAAATCAATTAAGATTCTTCATTCGCAATTTCCAAAGGAAGTGTCACATCACTGTGGCAATCCTGCGAATCCAGCAAGTGGGCTTTTAAATGATGCAACACGCGATGCACCTAATAAGTCGAAGGCTAAGCCCACTGTGACCAACAAGATTCGTGTTGCAATGGCAGTGTCTGATTCTGTCTATTTCTTTGAACAACGTGATTTGCTTGCAATTCTATTAGATGGCCCAACACATGCACAATGCTTTATCGCATGCAGTCCTGAAAATCCAGATGATTGTTATGGTTGGATTTGCTTTGATGTCGCTGATGGCGTTCCTGTTGTTCACTACATGTATGTTAAGAAGATGTATGCAAGTAAAGGACTAGCACAAGCGATGTTGCGTGCAACTGGAATTGATCGACATGAACCAGCATTCTTCACACATTCACCACCCCCAATCTTCTCAGATGATAAAGTTGTATCACGTTGGAAAGATGGCTGGACAAAGAATAGTGCTTGGACATATAACCCTTACATTTTAACTCGATATTACGAAAGACTGCCAAATAAGAAGTGGCATGCAGAAGATCCAGGCGACTCTGCCATTAAAGCTATAGGAGAATTGTCATGAATAAGTCAGGCACAATTTACGGAATAAAATGCACTGAAAATCAAATGATCTATGTGGGTGCAACAATCAATACAGCAAAAGTACGATGGAACAACCATAAAAGTAAAGCGAAAAGAGGTGATAATGGCTGTGGTGGTGAATTTTACAGTGACATTAGGAAATATGGTGAAGAAGCATTCGAGATAATTGTTCTTAAAGAAGATATCAATTCGAAAGAAGAACTAATCATTCAAGAAAACTTCTACATCAACAACTTCAGAGCTTTAAAGCTTGTATACAATCCCCGAAGCAGCACAGGTCTAGGAGATAAGCGTTCCGACGAAGCACGAGCAAATATGCGTAAAAGTGCAATTGACAGGAAATCTCCTAGTCCAGTGTCTGATACAACCCGAGCAAAGCTAAGTGTAGTAATGA